GCCATCTACGGTGTTTGCCACCATATTAAGGACAGCTTCAGGACGGCCTAGCCCTAAGTTAAACCCTTCAAGCTGAGTCATTCCTGGGGGCAGATAAGTTTCTATATTATGGTATAGGAAGACGTTTCTCTGATGAGGACTACCTCGCCAGAGAGGATTACGCCCGCCAAGCATAGTTTTCATACTAGCTTCAAGCACATTGAAAACTGAATATGCCCCGAACATAAGATACGAACGGGCAAATCGTTGAGTAACGTGTCTATCAAGTTGTGAAATAATTTTTAGCTTGGTATATGGATCAAATGCACTAAGCATCGAGGCTATAATACCCTGTTGGTAACGGCGCGTTTCTACCTCTGTGCGAGCCGCCTGCACAAAGGATTCTCGAATAAATCCCCCACTATTTTTAAGCTGGTCAGCAACAGTTCCCCCATCCTCGAAGGGTCGTAGTGCCTGTGATTTTATTGCGCTACGTCGAGCATCTAGGAATTCACTAACTAGAGCACGAGAAGCATCATTTACATTCCTGCCACTAATATTAGTCACTATAAGGTCAACAGCTTCTTCATGTTGGAGGAACTTAGAAATACCCATGCCCGATGTATCATCTAGGGTACGATTAACGATATCAATCATTTCGCGAGTAACCTGATCCTCAGTCAGACCTAGCTTAATAGCCAGTTCTGTAATCTCTACGCGATTTAGAGCACGGTAGCCTAGAAGAGCTTTACCAGCCTTAACCCAGGGATCAATCCCCGCTGGGGCGTCGATAGCTACATTAATAGCGTATGTAGCCCATAGCTTTACATCTTCGGGAGTTGCTTTCAGGATGGGGTATCCTAAGTTTTCAGCGAAGGCTTTGGAAAATAGAGAGTATGCCTCGTTAGCATGACGCTGCCCTTTCTGCATAAGAGTGCGAGGGGCTATGCCCTGGAAAGTGGGCGGGAGCATATCTTCCCAGACAGTAGCTTTACCTTCAGCTAGGCGTGTCTGCCTTCTAATCACACGGGTTGCTAAGAGTTCTCCGCTACTATCACCAGCCCAAACAAAACGTAGAGCCCTGAATGGAGCATCTGTGGCGGCTAAAAATCCCCGCTCAAATGCAGTTGCAGCCCTGTAAAGTTTAGGAACGGGTTTAAGCAATCTGGGATATAATCCAAATCCTACATACGTTAGAGGGTCTGCTAATACTTCAATCCCAAATTTTAGGAAGCCGTTAGTATCCCATTGGTCGAATAGAATACCATGATGCTTCCATGTGCCAATCCCTGCTTCAGCAGTTTGTTTCTGTATCTTAGCCATATATTCATGGGCTGGGTCATCATATGAACGGAATGATGAAATATAGGCATGGTAGCTTAGTCCAGCTATTGGATGCACAACATTGCTAACCCACCATTCTATGGGACGTAGTAATGCTAATGCGGGCTGTGCGGCAGCCTTCATCCACTGAGCCTGTTTAATTTTAGATACTACTTCGCCGCCACTTATCTTTCTTCCTTCTCTTAGGAGAATAGTAAGTTGGTCATCCCACTCTTTTAACGAGTCAGATAGAAGTTGGGCATTAGCGTCTACATCGAATATAGTCGAGTTAGCTTCTGTTCTAGTAAATCCATATGCTATTAAAGCATCCCTATTATCTTCAGCAGTTACTCCTTCAGGATTCCTAAAGCGTCCGGCATTTACTAATGCGTTAACAAGCTCTTGATCTGTTTTATTTGAGGGATTGATTTGGAGCAGTTCTTGTAGACTACCTCCAGGCGTTTGCAATAGCTGGGTTCTTTCTAAAAGGCCCTGCCTTTTAGTTTCTATGTCTAAGAGCACTTCAGGTATAGATTGATCTAGCCAAGTACGAAGAGCGGGACTAACCTCATCCGATACTTTAGATAATGCAATTATTTTATCGGTGTCTAATGTTTCGTCCCAACGAAGCCATATGGGTAAAGCACGACCAATCTGTAGTTGCCAACCCAACCATTTGATTTCTTCAGTTAAAGTAACCATTTGGCTAGCCGCTTCAAGGACAGCTATCTCAAGCTCTCTTGCCTCGACTATCTCAGCTTCAGTGCTTGGCGTTCCAGATATTTCTTTAAGCATAGACCCGCCAAAGAAACTTGTTTCCAATCCTGTAGCAATAGCATTAACTATTCCAGGCATAGATAGTGTTTTAGCGTCAACTGGCAGACTTGGAACTGCCCCAGGATTCTCAAATAAGTCCTGTTGGAAAACCCTAAAGTTCTTCTGTGTATCTGTTAGTAGAGTAGTCAGTTCCGTAAATCTAGCTTGCCGCATTTCTTGGGCAGGCTGAAGAGATTCGGGTAGAGAAGGGGGCTGAACAATAAATTGTTCCCCTATCTCTATATCACGCTCTATTTCTGGGTCAGGAGGTATTCCAGTAGGCGTTCCATTAGTAGAGAATGGAGCAGTTGGGATAGGTTCACTAGGCGGCTGTGCCATTATTGACCACTCCTTGCAATCATTGCTTCTAGTTCTGCCCCTCCAGGGCCTCCAGGCCCCATGCCGTTAGAAGGAGGAGACTCTGATGGCGGTGGTGGTGGCGCAGTCCCACCTAGTTGTGCCATTATCTGCCGCGCCAACGCTCTATATGTTTGAGCAGTCTGGGGATTCATCTCTTCAAGTTCATCCGCAGCCCCGTTAAGAGCATTGATAACTGCCGCTTGGATGAATGCCGGATGCTGACGAGCAGCATCATCCCTAACTTTTTCTATCTCCGTTTCTACGTCAGATATCTCTGGCATAAATAGTCTCAGGGATGTCTCATGGCTGATAGAGAATGCCGGAGCAGCAGCCCGTGCTACGTTAATGCGAGCGGCTAAGTCACCTGGAACTCTAACTGAGTATTCAGCAACAATATCAAGGGGAAGGTCTTTTAGTATCCCCAGTGCTTCTATCTCAGCAGCAGTTAGAATATCTGAGTATGATCGAGGATTCTTCATCATCCCCGATATCCAGGTGTTATCTACCTCAGTGAATATGAATTGGCTTGCTATGTGGTAGGGAGATATAACTTGTTGAGCCGACTCCGCAGACTGGGCCATAACAAGAGATGATATTTCCGTTACGATGTTTCCGAAAGTGACATCACTGAATCCGCCACGTTGGAGCATACCACGCAGCGCAAATACTAACTGCGTTCCCTCTGGCGGAATGCCTGGGAACTGGAGTGTTCCTAGATCATCGTTCGGGCCTAGCTTGAAGTGTGCGCCACGCTTAGAGAATTCCTCGGCATCCTTCACTATTGGCTGGGGGCCAGTGCTCTTCTCATAGGTCTTGGGGTTAGCTATATCGTGGAGAAGTTGTTGGAGGAATGTTTGCTGCCTATTAAGCTGGGCAAACACATTTGCATTAGTTGCTAAGATACTCTGGCCTCTGAAGGTGCTGCTATCGTTTGCGTGGGCATCTATCAAGGAGCTAGTGCCGGACGTAGTAGCATGTCCTGGGGCAACAGCCGAATATTGGCTTGACCCCGTGAAGGGAAGTCCTCCGACTGCGCCTACCAGTATGGGTATCTCATCCAATCCTGGGACTAATGTCAGGTCTTTAACTACTGCGTTTCCAATGGCAACCCCGTGGAATACAGCGTTGTCGTGTTTCTCCCATAGATGGTATTCAGTTAGTCGGACATTGCCTCTCTGCATAATGCCAGAGGTATCCCACCCTTCTCGTTGCGCTTTTAGAAGAGCGTGAGACGCCCTACAGGAAGTCTTGCGACCTACACGAGCTAGTCCTATATCTAGATCATCACTAAAGTCTGGATAGACTTCCACGGGATGCAGATAATCTGCGAATAGCTTGCCACCCATCGCATGATTGGGAATTGCAAACCATCCCGTGGCATTAAGAATGCCGATCATGTCCCAGGAGAAGGTAGTTCCACCACGTCGGAGGTTCTTTCTATCTAAGTTAGCCCACATACGAGATAGTAAACTCGCTACCGACTTAGCTGCCAGACTTTCATCGGGCCTGAACGGTACACCATCCTGCCTAGTAATAGTATGCACCAGAGGTCGAGGCTGTAATAGAAAGGTAGCCATGTTCCAGAGAGTTCGTGGCTCGTTAGAAACAAAACTTTCTAAGTCTGCGTGGGATAGCTCGTCAACTTGTGCAAGAAGCCGGAAATAGAGAGACATCTCTCTATCTCGTCCTATGTAACCCTCTGCGAGATCGCGGATATCTTGAATTATGTCAGACATGAGCCCTCATCTTATGTGCTAGGGAATATATTCTGTATGCAGTTCGCCGACTAACTCCAGCTAATTTCATTATATCATTCGCCGTTGCGTCATAATACAGTACAATGCCTGCCCAATATAGGTAGAAGCACAATCGCTTATGTGCGGGTTTATTATGGAGGGTAAAAAATATGGCCTGACCACGCCAGAAACCATGCTTGCATATAGTGCAAGTTGCGCCTATATCATGCCTATCAGCCTTTTGCCGATAGGGAAATCTAGCGTTTACCTCGCGAACTAACAAGCCCTAAACCCTCATAAGCCATAGCGGTAGGCGCAGTAGCCGCAAATATGGCAGCACTATCGTGAAAGTCATCACCATTACCGAGAAATACCAGCTTTTTATCTGCGCCCACACGAACATTGGCTATCTGCCGGATTATATCTATATCATGGCATTCCATTTCCCATAACATATGATTAAGCTCGCTCATCATATACATTTTAGTTCCACGATTATCTATTCGGGCTGCCCCAGTAGTAGCCCAGCCTATTACAGAGGTTTCTCGTCCACTAACTACGTCAGTTTGTCTGTAGACGTTGGGATAATTGGAAAGTTCTGCACAGAAAGCGAGGCCATGCCCATTTCTTTCTGATGCTATTCTGGCAGTTTTGTAATAATAGCCCAGTTCCATGACCATTGGGGCAAATGTTTGGGGATCGTACAGCCCAGACATAGTTGCACAATGCCGTTTAAGGTAGGAGCCGTCTGTTTGGCGAATAAGTTGCCACACGGTAGCCACTGAGGTAGTTATTTTACCCTGACCTGGATCAACTGCGATAAAATAGATTGGATTCTCTGCGTCATCGTCAGGACGTTCCCATACTTTTACATCCCCACCTATACTAAGGGTAAGTATGTCATATGTGGGATAGCAATCGTTCCTAAGTTCCGAGATTCTCTCTATATTGTAGTAAGGGTTGTTAGAGGCAACAAAGCAACTGGAGATATCCTCGAAGAATTCCTGCCAGAATAGCTCCTGGATTTCCGCTATCTTAACTCTACGCCATCGGATACGCTCTTCTACCTCGGTATCGTCCCAGTTAGTTTTGTTAATGAGGCCAAGTTCTTCCTGGGAGTAGTTAGTTATCCTATCTTTTGCCCAAGTAGGGATAGCATAGGAAGCATCGTGGGGTATTCGATATTCGGGTTCCAGCCACCACCCTAGTTGGTGGAGAGTCCACCTACCCTGACCATCCAGGGATTCTTGGACATACTCATAGAATTCCCCGCCCTCCCCATTGGGGGTTGACTCCAATACCATACTCCCAGCAAGGGGAACCCTCTGCATAGTAGGAGTTAGTATCTTCTTAGCATCAGGCCAGAATGCCACCTCTGACCCTATGAAGTTGTGGATAGGCTCACCACGACCAAACACAAATGCACGGGCTGTGCCTATATAGAAAATGGAGTTAAGTTCAGGGAAGGATTTCTCGTGGGCGGAGTCATGGTTACGGATAGGTTTCTTAATAGGCCCCAGATCAGTACGAATAATCTCAGGGAGCTTATCATACATAAAGTTAACACGAGAGAGTAGCCGCTGGGTTAAGAACTCTTCGTGAGCTACTAGAACAGATGTAGTCCCAGGACGAGTAATAGTGCGCTTAAAGTCACGGGCCAGGAAGAAGGTAGTGATGCCAAGCTGTCCTGCTTTGATTACTATATCGCGTCCAGTTAGCCGATCATGAAGTATCTCTTGTGCAGGGTTTAAGTTGAAGGATATAAGATTCTGGTTCCTATCCTCGATCTTAATAAGATGCTCGAAGAAATAGGAATCGTTAGCAATAATACGAGCACCGTCCAATACTGCGTCAGTAGTAGACGGCGTTAGAGTAGTCATAATCGCCTAGATATTGTCCTAGCATTCGGGCCTCTACGCCCTAATCGACTAACCTGTGCTTTCCTTATATTCTTCCGACTGGACTCTGATCGTGGTTGGCTTTTTCTGGGGCTCCTCAGTATTGACGGCATTATGCTGTTCCTGTATTAACTGAACAAAATTAACCATTGTAGTTGGCATCTGCTCGCCCTCATCTAATCCCAGCATAGAACGAACCCCATTATTACGATCATAGGCCGGACGTAGTTTTTCTATGTACTTAACTTCATTATCTGTCAGGTTAGATAGTCCCTGGTCTAATGCTATTTGCAGAATTTTATCGTCTAGTTCCAATAGAGATCGGGAATTCTTAATTGCCTTAGACCTGAGAATATCTTCAATGAGAGTGGCTCTGAGTTCAAATACTTGCTGCTGGTCTACTTTCATGAAGTCAACGCTATTCATGTACCAGTCAGCCAGTGAGGTTACGTCTATGCCACTACGACCCAATGCTTCTGTGACACTAAATCCACAAACACGCCAGGACATATACTCCCGCTGTTCTTCGGAGTTAGTTACAGAAGATACTAACTGTCGAGCCTTATCTAGTTCTTCTATGGCAGTATCCATATAAATATTGTATATACGGGGAAGGATGCTGTCAATATTCCCTGGTATTTTATACTTTTCCAGAACACATGAGTGTATTTACATTTGTGTTGGAATCTGGTATAATGAATGCAATATGGAATTGGATATAAACTTGCTGAGTGATATATATAAATATATTAAGTAATTGGAATTTCCATTCCAACAACTGGGGACACCAAAATTCTGAGGAGGTAATGTTGTCTACTAAATCTATCCTAAGCGGTGTTAAGAGAATAGAACTAACCCATCAAAAGAGACATACATGGGATCTTAGCACTAAGAGGACAAACTCTTATTGTGCCTGCGTTAACTATGTGGGTAGGCAGTTATGCGAGATAGGCCCGATTAAAAAGGGTGAGGTTATCATCGCAGTTAAGAGGGTGTCTAATTATTATATTGATAGTGAGGGTGTGCCTATTACATGGTATAAGAGAGAACGCTGGCGTCTTGAGTGTTGGTCAGAAGCCCTTAGATTAGAGGGGATATCATATAAGTTAAGTAGTGGGGTGGTAGTAGAGGAACGTCCCGTTCGGGCTAAACCTAAACGACAAGTTAGTAAGGTACACGGGTTTACCCCAGAGCAGATGGCACATAGGAAGAATTTACAGAGTAAGCGGTCTACGTTGACTGCTCGAATGGCTAGATATAAGGCTCGGCCTATGAGGACTCCTACTATTGATAAAGCTATTCTAACTATCGAAAGCCAGTTAGTGATAATAAATCGGGCATTGGAATTATCCTCACAGGGGGCTGAAAAAGTGGGGAAGCCCAGCCAATTCAGCCTGGATGAGTGGTTATCCCAGAGGGGTAAGAAACTGTAAAATTTTAATAATTTGTAGGAGCTACTAAGATAGCAGGCGTGAATATCAATTTCCGGTAGGGCTAGATAGTGAACTATTTCACATAGTCAGATAGTGAGGGAATAGCACGTGGATAGTGGGATAGATAGTGGCTCACTGTGCCCATGTTCCCAGCATCCCAGCATCGCTCGATATCCCAGCATTGAGCGAATATCTGAGGGTACATCTGGGACTATCTTGACGGCCAACTTAGCACGTCCAATATCTATCCATGCCTGAATCGAGATAGTGAAAGAATTCACATAGTGGCGATAGTGAAACTATTCACTAACTTTGTGCCTAGCATATCCTAAACTAAACTTAAACACAAAACACTCTCACTTATTCTAAGGCGTCTTAGAGACGTTCTATATATTTTCTGGTGGTTATGGACATCTCTCGATTCTACGTCTTAAAAACATCCCTCAGTGGCGTCTCAGACTATGTTCTGGCATAGGGATAGATAGATAGTTTGGGACTATCTAAGTATGAAACATATTTCATGAATAGCAATCGGAACTGGCGGTGTTCTAAACTTAAACACAAAAAATTCCCCGGGCCACTAAACAAGCTGTATGAATAAAGTTGAGTCGAGTTATGTAGCACCCAGCAACTATCTGGACAATAAAAAATCCTCACTACCGCCACGCACAATAGTGAGGATTGGCTATCTATTTGCTATCGCTCCTCGCTGGGACTTGATTCACGCTTGATGCTAGGGGTTGATCACCTGATGACCGTCTAGGGCATTGATCTTATCGGTAATCGTCTTACGACTTGACCCGCCGATGGTTAGGTACTCACGCCTTGCGTCTTGGGCATTGGCGAATTCACGCTCGACACCGTTGACGCTAACCGTCATAGGCTTAGGCGCTCCTCTACCGCTAGCCTCACCAGATGTATTGCTGGTGGTGCTGGTGGTGGCTCCTTTGCGAACGAATCGGTACAGAGTAGCTTTCGCCTTATCTAGGCTAACCGTTGCTGGCTCGCCCACTACTGAACCATCGTCTAAGGTTTCCTCAGTTGCTGGCGTTCTGGATATCTCAGCGTAGAAATTGAAACCAGATATTCTGGTGTCTCTCTCAGCTAGTGCCAGCACCCGTTGCTCGACATCCTCTGCAAGGAACACCTTGAGGAATTCCGGTAGTAAGGCAGTGATGAGATTTTCAGCATCGGTTGCCATAACTAGCTTCTCAGCTTCTTTGGCTTCCTTTTCGGCTTTTTCCGATGCGTTCTTATCATCCTCAATTTTTACGTGACCGCCTTGAATAGCGGCCACTATGTCTGCCATGTCCCCGTTTGCTCTTGCCTCATCCAACTTTGCCAATATGTCTGGGATGTTGGTTAGTATGGACGCCTCAAGGTGACTATCTGTTTTTAGGATAGGTGTAGCTGTGTCTTGTTCAGACATTCTTGTCTCCTAAGTGACTATTCAGTTTTTAATGTGCGTGGCGTAGGTCAATTTCAATTTGACCGTTTGAACATCATAAAGAGATATTCTGAATAGTGCAAGGTGTATTCTATCTATTTTCAAGCTATCTTGAAAACTCGTGCTATCTACTGGTGACCGTCACATTGTGCCAATATCCTCAGAATGCGTGTTTCCCCTAACTACCACCAGCATCTAACTTTTATACAAGTATAAAACTATCTTGATAGTAACTATCTTATTGATCTGAGGGTTTCCCTCCGGTTTGACGACGGTACGATGGTAATCCCCTGATATTGCTCGGTATTTTGCATGGAAACACACGAGAAAAGGCTTGACAGATTCTAAGATAGTATGCAATAATTACTTTCTGGGGTCAAGTAACTAACTAGGCCCCAGTAAAGCTAGCAACACCTTAGTAGGGAGAGATAGAATGGACAACACATTGAAGATGATAGTCAAGCATCGCACTATGCCAACAGATAATAAGTTGGACTGCTGTATATGCGAGTCAGAGATAGCAGCCGGACAACGAGTACAATTCTTACGGGCATATGTAGAGTATGCATCGGAGTTAGTGAGTCATGTTGAATGCTCGGCTAAGGCATTGAAAGATTCAAAGATTACACTACCTTATTGGTGGGGTAGATAGTATAGCCAGTCTGATGAGTTCTAATGAGAACGAAACGCCTAACGGTAGTCACTGGATAAGATGGATAGTCAAAGGGAGATAGTGTATGCAAGATATAGTGCCACCTAAGTGCTCGGTCTGTCAATGTGACTGGGCTATACCATGTGATATGTGCGACAACACTAAGTTGTTGTGCCTATCACATTTGAAGGGTCACCAAAGAAAGTCCCATGACCCCACTAAGAATGCAATTAGACATGGCCTTAGTACAGTAAATGCTGCTAGGGCAATGGGAACATGCATGACGTGCGGAGAAAAGGATAGTGAAGTCTATCTATTTGGTGGCTTGCAACCTGTAGGGGATATCATGCAAGGCGTAGCGGTACTATGGCTATGTCTCGTATGCGTAGAACGAGAGATAATAGACTATGATACTAACTATAATGGGTTAGATCAAGATGCACTGAAAAGTGCAGACCTAAAATTTCCCGTGCTACTCTCACCCTTAGTCGAGTGGTCTAACGCAATATTGGATAGTGATAGTAACTATCATTATTCACTAAATTAGTCAAGCTAAGAGAAGGGGAAAATGATTAAAGAAACACTAACACCTAATGAAACTCGCAGGGCTATGCTTGGTCTGGAGGCTAAGCTACAGTCTAAGTTCATCAAGCGTGAAGAAGAGATACGCGGGCTAACCTTAGCGGCACTAAGTCGCACTCACATCCTGTTACTAGGCCCACCCGGGACTGCTAAGACTAACATGGTTAGTGAGTGGTCTAAGGGCATGAGTCTCTCTATGTTCCGGCGGTTGATAGGCCAGTACACTACACCCGATGAGATATTCGGGCCCGTAGATATTCAGGCACTAAAGCAAGGTGAGTATCGCCGTATCCTTAGAAACAAGGCGGCAGATAGTCAGGTGGTATTCTTAGATGAGGTGTTCAAAGCTGGCCCTGCTATCTTGAACACTATGCTAGGACTCATGGAAGAGCGAGAGTTTGACAACGATGGCATGGTAGTGAAGACACCGTTAGTAACTCTCATTGGTGCATCGAATGAGATACCAACAGATGAAGATAACTTAGGCGCGTTCTATGATAGGTTCCTTATCCGCTATGTCACCCGATACATAGAGGATGATCGGGACTTCGTGAGTATGCTTAAAGGTAGTACCACTACCATTGATAGTATGCTTACCGAGCAAGACTTGTTGCTCGCTCAGATAGAGGTAGATAACCTGCCTATGTCACCGGAAGCATACGAATCAGTCAAGATAGTATGGGAAACGCTCCGCGAAGATGAAGGAATCTTCCCATCAGATAGGCGGTTCGTTCAACTACTAAGGGTGATGGCCGCAGATAGTTGGCTGAAGGACTACAACGAGATAAAAGCTGAGTCAGTCTTAGTTGGGCAACATATCCTCTGGACTAACCCCGATCAGATTAGTCAGGTTAAGAGGGTAGTAATCAACGGCGTCAATCCTAACTTAGCAAAGGCAGAAGAGATTCTAAGTGCCGCGAAGGAAGCGTTAGCCGAGGCAATGAGGATACCAACACCTCAACCGCAGGACTTAGAAACTATGTCGGCATTGCAAGAGATGCTTGTCGAACTAAGTGGCCTCTCCGGTGTCACCACTATCTATGATCAAGTGGTAGGGATGAGGATAACACTCGGGAACAAACTCTCCGGTTAGGCAATAGTTAACTAAGTGTCGTGGCATTCACTTAGTTAGCCTTCCCCGTAGCACTAGGGTACTCTCTCCCCCTTAGTGCTACGTCAAGGCTAAGTAAGACAAAAGTGAAAGGATAGAAAATGGCTTGGCTTAGTATTAGACCCGAGCATCTCCAGTTAGAGGCTCAAAGGTTAGATTGTTTGTACTGGCAACGTACGCTAGATAAACATCCAACGGCGAAGGAAAAGTTTCCTCGCAAGACAGATAGAATAATAGGCAATGACCTATTTAGAATGCTGTATGCGTGGGAACCCACACTTCAGGATAACCCTAGTGATATCGCACTATCCACATGGATAGATAAGCGATTGGATACGCCAGCAGTGAAAGAACTTAGACGGCGTACTATGGGCAACCAAAGTGTATCGGCTTTCTCTGCTATCAAGATGCACCAAGAACTAACTCGCAAGCGTGAGTCTAACTTCAAGGCTATCGGCGAGGTTAGAAACTATGCTGAGGCTATCAAGTCTAAGGATAATGGGGCAGAGGAATGGAAGGATAGCAAGGAAAAGATAGGGCAGATTCAGCAGATGATGGCTGACCAGATCGAGAAAGAAAGTAGCCTTGCCGATGCTGATAGTGAAGCTATCCAAAGTGCAGATAGTGCATCCCAAAGCAATGGACGTACCGAGAATGCACAGATAGAGAGTGCCGCCCAGAACGTACTCGACGATCTAAATGGGATAGAAGAGTTAGTCAAGATAACTTCATCCTCGAAAGAATTTAGTCTAGATGGTAACGAGAACCGCTATCTGGACTATGGCTTAGATGAGAATCTAATGTCTAGCATTCGTAGTCAGACTGACTTTCGCAAGATCATGGAGGCGGTAGGCAGACTAAGGATACTAGCTGGTGAGATAAAATCTAAGAAGCCACTACCTACACCAACTCCGGTTAGTGTGACAACAGGTAATAGTATCCCTGACTTAGTGCCATCGGAGTTAGCATACTTAGACGACCCCGATCTGGAAGAGTTATTCCTAGTCAGGTTTGTTGATAGTGCATTGCAACAGTACGATAGGCGCAAGCGTGAGAAGATAGGGCGTGGCCCTATCGTATGCCTGCTAGATGTTAGTGGTTCTATGAACGGTATACCTATGCAGAATGCAAAAGCCTTGTGCTTGACTATGATGCACACTGCCATAGAACAAGGTCGCGAGTGTGTGTTAGTACCATTCGCAAGCTACGCAGGCGAACCCGAATACTTCACAGACTTGGATAGTATTCTAAGTCTCATCAACATTCGAGGTAGAAACTACAACGGCCTCGGTGGTGGCACTAACTTCGATCACCCACTATCTAAAGCATTGGAGATAGTGAAAGATAAGATGCCTAAAGCTGATGTGATTCTACTAACCGATGGATACAGTAGGGTTAGTGAGCATGTAATCGAAGCAGTGGAAAAGGCTAAGGAAGATAGTGAAGTTAGGTTCATCGGGATCAACTTCGCTGGGCAGTGGCAAGATAGTATGGAGGAACTACTTAACGCTGGCGTAACGGTCGATAACGAAGGTAAGTTTGAGTTAGCATGGGCAGGCGAAGTATTAAACTTAGTAGTATAGGGGAGAGATAGTATGACTAGGAAAGATTTCGAACTAATCGCAGGCGTACTAAACAAAGTGATGAAACGTAGGTATAGTTCAGCCACTAAGCTAGGCATAGTCGTGGTTGAGGAACTATCTATAGCACTGGAGGATAGTAACCCGCGATTCGATTCAGATAGATTTAGTAGGGCAGTGTGGCTCGACGGTAGCGACATCTAGTCTATCACCATTAAGCTAGCTATCATAGGTGTGATGGCTAGCTTGTTGGTTATATACTAAGTGAAGGGGAAATAGATGACATATGCCAGCTATTGGGAGAATAAGTCTGAACATAGAATTCGTAAAGGTGGTAGGCGCGAGACTAACGAAGAGAGAGCAGAACGACTACTCCGCCATAACATGCACATCAAATCCGCAACGCAGTTAGAAACTACACTAACTGCTAGAGAAGGAAACGAAGCTAACTATCAGCAACCGATAACAACTATCCCAGCTACAGAACAGGAAGGTAGTGAAGTGAAACCTAAGCAATCCTATCATCATATAACTAACAATGACATACTCCAGATGGTACAGCTACGCTCAGAAGGGCTCACTCATAAGGTTATCTCAAATACCTTAGGCATTTCTAAGTCAGCAGTGAGCAGGCATCTAAGAAAAGTTAAAGACTTAGGGATGATACTATCCCCAAGTTCTATCTTTGATCTCTTAGAAGATGGTAAAGGTAGCAGCATTACCGCTGCCGCTGCAGCCAGGGATGAGGGTTTCCCCCAGCTCCAAGCTCAAGCCGAAACTAAGCCGGAGCAAACCTTAGTTGAGATACCCGATATCCTAACTATGATTCGCGATCTAGTGAATCTCACAGAGAAACTCCAAGCCGAGAACGCCCAATGGATAGACTACATAGAAGAGTTAGAGACTAGGATAGCATTGCTAACAAAAGAGAATGTCGTGGACTACGATAGCATAGTAAAGGCAGGACAAGAAGTTATAGATAGGTCAACAGGAAGCGAGGCATAGCATGGAACTGTTAGTTATACCTAGTTGTGAAGGCCACTATCCCCGAGTCTATATATCAAGAGATAGTACATACGATCTTACTGCTAAGTGCATGATTTGTGATAGTAAAGTTAGTGCGTATAACGTAGAAGGTCTTGATGATAACGAGTTAGACCAGCATATTAATCACGACGATACGATAGTAGCCCGCTGATTCGGTGCAACCCTATACGATACTAATCCACCCATTTATAAGGGGGTATTATGATAACTCAACGACGAGTTAAATTCCACGGAAGGGGTATTCGGGATAAGATAAAGGATGAGTTAGAGTCTCGTAAGACACGAGACATGAAACTTATTGAACGTATATATAAGCAGGATATATTCTTTTTAATTGCGCCTCGCCCAGATGTATCCGCTAAAGAGATAGCAGACTCACTAGGAATAGCTGAAAGCACAATCAGTAAATGGCGTGCTCGACTAGGCATGACTAATGTGCGTCGGATTAAACCTGGGCCTCACTCTACCTAATGCCGAAACTTCTAAGAAGCGGGCATGAATTCCTGCAATATCAACCCAGACCTATCATACCTATCATAAGAAATAGGATACTGCCTCTACAATCTTTCATGATACTATGGGGAGATTTCGATACATGGAAATCATGGCTAATGCTGGACTTAGGTTGGAGTGTGGCGCAAGGGGAACCGTGGATTATATTTGGAACCAATAAGTATAATGTTCTGCTATTGAATACAGAACTACCCGAAGATTTATATCATGAACGCTGGACTATCATGACCCAGACAAGAAAGTCATGCCCAGATAATTTTTATACTGTACACGATTCAACCATCAAGCTGGATACACCACAAGGTCAAGCCCAGTTATCCCAATGGATAGAAAATAGTGGGGCAAAGCTAGTTATTATAGATAATTTATATAGAACATTCAGTGGCGATGTTAACAATGGTGTGCAAGCCAACAAGATGCTCGATACCTTCAACACATTGAGGGATATTCACGGGTGTTCGTTTGCTATTGTGCATCACTCACGTAAAACTAGCTATGACATAGCTAGGCAACAGGTTATACGCCGAGGAGCCGAAGACCTAACGGGTTCTAAGTACCTCGCCAATAACATGGCAACAATATTTGAGTCAAGGAAGGTGACGATAGATGGTATAGATAGAGCGATACAGCTAATCCCTGAAAAAATGTGGTTTGAAGCCACTCCACCACCACCCTTAAATTTAGCGGTAGTAGATACACAGTTTACATTGGTATCAGGCTATGCTAAGGGCGGTATAGTATAGAACCGAGAAAGGAATTCAATTGACATCACAGAACATTAACGTAGAAGCAATCCTTATGACATACGGTCAGGACGTACTGGGTTTTACTGGTAGGTTCGAGAGGGCCGAACAAGTGCCTAACGAACGAGGTAGCCAACTCCGCATAGAGTGGCAGTTCCTCGACGTTTCTGTCTGGGCATCCATCAACCCTAATGATAGCGACCAGTTCAGCATCACCATGAACTATAGTCCGCGAGCCTTTAGTGGGCAGTGGCCTGTGATGACCGATAGCATTAAGAAAGCATCGGGTAGCACCAAGCCCCAGCCACTAAGTTCCCTCAAGGGTAAGTATCTCACCGTGGCATACACGGGTGGACACGATGGTAACAGGCGTGACCCCGATAACGATGGCGAGTGGATTCCCGTGCCTGGAGGCATAGAACTTTGGGAGTGCATTGCCATAGGTGACACTAAGGATAGTGTCATAGACGCCCGTCCTAGTGGATGGGAAGTGGACGACACTAGCAACTCAGTAGTTGAACAAGCAGTTGTGGAGGAAGCCGAAGAGTTAGACCGTGACACGGTGCTGCTTGAACTCGCTCACGGTCAGACCCTAGACACATTCCAACAGACCGCGTTCGCGGATGCTCGCACCATGAAGCTAGACCTAGTGGACTCCATAGTCGCGAATGCGCCAGCCTTACTCCAACCTTTGTTGGATGATGGTCGTCTGATACAGGATGATGCGGGACTATATTCCCGCGTAACTAGCTAAGGCATGTTCATATCTAGTTGCGATAATTGTGGCGGACTGATAGCCAACGAGTATGTAAGTGCTGGGATGATGCGACACGCAAACACGCTATGTGAATGCATGGTATGCGAAGCATGTGGCGAGCGATTTGCCAGTGATGATACTCAGGCTATCGACAAACACGAGAAGTGTTAAGCATTACTAGGAGAAGGGGTAAGGTCTTAGAAGTTTCAACCCTGATGTCGATACTGTACTAGAAGGGTTCAATGCCATTAACATACTATTGTTAGTCAATTGTGGCAGTTACTAGGCACATTCTAGGTTGCCACCCCAACAGTCTACGGTAATAGTCACAAGGAAACCGCGGACGGGGTTAAAATAGTAGGTAACTGAGCGGGCATGAGCGGTCTAAGATAGTAATGCAAACTTAGTAAGGAGGATAGTATGATCTAATGCTATAGGGTCTAATTGAATAGGCACAAGAACTTACGCGGGCAATGCATCTGGTTCTTGTGCTACCTCGGTAACTAAGTATCATGAATTATTTATCGAGGTAGCACAATAAAGGAGTAACAATGCAGTATTCAACGCAACCAAATAGTGAAGTCCACGACTATATTATTAAGAATCTCCGGCACTATATATTTAGTAAACCCCGTGAGGGTATCCATGTCAGTGATCTAACACGATGCCTCACTAAAACTTTCTGGACTAAGATAAGTCCCCAGCTTAATGACCTCATTCCTGAGAAGGATATGATGTTTATGCTGGCTGGGATAGCCCTCGAAGATGCACTGACGGGTCATCTAACTCACGAACAAGAGGATAGCATTGAGAAAGATGGCGTGATTATGTCACCCGATCTTGTTGTGGATGCCAGTGAGTACGATGAAATAAAAACTACTCGCATGTATCGGGGCAGTGACGGGCGTCCCAAGTATGGCTACCCCATAGAGTGGCTTAGGCGTATCTCAGCTTACTGCTCGATAATAGGGAAGGATGAGTACACGCTCACCATTCTTTATATCATACCCGCTGATCTAGTGACTGCTAAGTTTACATTTAGCGTGGCAGAGTTAGAGCAGTTCTGGAATGAGTTCATTATACCTAGAAAGGAGGCTCTGAAACGCTCGCTAGAATCTAATAAACCCCCCGAACCCTTTACCTATAACGATGACTGGGAATGTGGGAGATGTTCATCACGCATACTATGTGAAACCTTCAAGCCCCAAGATGTAATTG